CTTGTTCATCTATAGAGTAATTTGGGTCGTACATAGACAAATCTGACATTCGTTGCATTGTATCAAGATTTATAAATTCGAAACTGATGGGTTTCCAAAATTTTGGTGTGGGCTCTTCTGAGTTCAATTTTAAAACTGAACTTGAATTAAATAATACATATTTATACCAATATTCAGCAGCGAGATTACCATCTAACTTCCATTTATTATCTTTTTCATTAACATGAATCATAATATCATCTGTTACTAGCTCTAACATTATAGGCATACCACCGCTAAGCATAAAATTTTGCTTAATTGTATCAATTGGTGGCAATGATTTAAGTAATTTGTCTGTATTTGTTTTTTTAGCTTGTAATTTCATATAAAGAATATATAATTTGTCGTTATTTCTATATGTTAAAAATGATTTATCTTCAAAACGATTTAATTCAAAATTTGTTGCATCTGCTTCATTTTCTGTAAAATCTACTTCCAAATTTTTATTTTTAATAATCATAAATCCTTTTACGATATTATTTACAATGATTTTAACTTTAATTGGTGGTTTACTAACAGATGTACTCGAGTCCATCAAATGTTCAATTACTTTTTTATTATTAACAAATTCGCCTGTTATTGAATAATAGGTTTCTCCTCTATTCATTTATATATATTATATTATATTATATATTTAATTAAATTAAATATTTAATAAGTTTTATTTATAAAGAATTAATTGGATAATTCTTTAATATTTACATCAGTAGAAGGGCTATCGCCATCTAATATTTGTCTATCATAATATCAATTCCATCAATACCTTTTGCGATATCTTTCCATATATTAGATGGTATACATTTATAACCTGGTGGACAACTCGTTTTTATATCAATGTAACACTTATTTCTTTCTTCTTCTAGAGTTACAATTTTTTCTTGTATGATATTCATAGTTTCTTGAATATTATTAACTGGTGGTGTACTGGAAGTACTAGGAGTTCGTACGACAGATGTTAATCTGACCCCGTCTGACCTGTTCAAGGTTGGGGATAACCAGGTGTCTACAACATTTGTATCAGTATTTATAAAATCGAATTTTATTCTTGGTATGATTACAGATGAGCTTGAATTAAATAATACATACTTACTCCAAGACTTTTTATCCAATATTTCTATCCATTTATTATTTTTTGCATTAACAGTTAACTTAATATCATCTGTTACTAACTCTAGAAACATACCGCCATTTTTATCGCTGAAAAAATCTCGATCACTTGCATCAATTGATGGACGCATTTCATTCGCTTCTAATTTAGGAGTACTTTGTATCGTATAAAGAATATATAATTTATCACCATCTTTATATGTTAAAAATGATGTATCTTCTTCAACATTTAATCGAAAAGTGGCTGCTTCCGCAATATTATTGGTGGCAGAAACCTTAAGGTTTCTTATAGATACAAACTTTAAATTTTCAGAAATATTTGCTCGAATTTTAATTGGAGCTTTGTAATTAGATTTACTAGAAATTATACCATCTGTTTTTGGTTTACTAGAAATTATACCATCTNTTTTTGGTTTACTAGAAATTATACCATCTCTTTTTGGTTTACTAGAAATTATACCATCTCTTTTTGGTTTACTAGAAATTATACCATCTCTTTTTGGTTTCCTAACAGATGTATCCGAGACATCCATATGTTCAATTACTTTTTTATTATTAACAAATCCGCCTGTTATTGTATAGTAGGATTCTCCTCTATTCATTTATATATATATATATATATATATGAATTTCTATATATTAAATTAATTGTTTAATATTTGGAAGTCTTCGTCATCCATTTGATAGTCACATAATTGTTTGAATGTGTATAGTGCCAATTTCGACGCTCTTTGTTGGGCTTTTTTAATAGATGTTTCCGTCGCTGTTGTAACAGTATTATTACTATTATCAACAACTTTTACTGTAAAAAATCTTTTATTATCTAAATGTTCTTCTTTTAATAATTCAAACTTTGGATGCTCCCATTTAATAGAATGATAATATCTTTGAAGTTGATCTTTGTAGTTACAATCTTTATAAAGAATTTCAGACCAATCAACTTGATTTTCTAAGAGATTGCGTATAAAGGCTTTACATGTTTCAAAATTTGTATCTTTTTTAAGAGCGCCCATAAATGATTCAAATGCATCTTCTAATATTTTATCATTTGTTCGACCATTATTTGTTTCTTCATTTTGAGCAGAAATAATAATAAACTCATCTAATCCCATAATTCTAGCCCAATGTGCGAGGGCTTCTCTGTTTTCTATTTTAGTTTTTAGTTTAGTCATAAATCCTTCATCTTCTTTTGGATATCTTTCAAATAAATATTCAGATATGACCGCTTTAATTACTGTATCGCCAAAAAATTCAAGACGCTCATTCGATTCATCTCTTAATTCGAGAACATTTGGCATTTGATTTTTATATTTTAAAATTTCCGTCATATTTTTATTGTAAAATTCTTTTTTAATATAAGATTTATGTGTTAGACTTTGCCTATATAATTCAATATCAATTATTTCTAAGTTAATACCAAATCTACTCATTATATTTTTTATATCAACATCTCGAATTAGTTTATTATTAATATTATAAGGAATAACAATAGGTTCATTTAATTTTTTCTTATATCTGACATTCATATTAGTTATTTATACTTATTAACTATAAATAACTAACTTTTAAATATGTCAATTTTTATTCTTCTTCAGAAGAAACTTGTTTTTTAGATACATCAGATGATTTGGTAGATTTAAATACAGGATATGGAAAGATATTTCCACTAGATGATTGTATTGCGACCTCTTTTTCATCTTTCTCGACGATTAAAGTACCGTTTGCTTTATATTCAATTGTTTCTTTTAAAGAAACTGTTGCTGGTTTAATATCAGCTTTTGTAATTAATTTTCCTGTTGCACTGTAAAAAGGCATTATACTATATATAATATTTAATATATTTTATAAATTAAATTATATTAATTTTATTTGTAAATAGACGAAAAATTATAAATAAAAACTATAATATTATTAGCTATTACATATAACGGAAAATAATATTCAGTTGTATATCCGTGTATATATTCTCCAATTGTATCATATTTTTTGAATTCTATATATTTCATTTTATATAATATATAAAATATTAAATAATTTATTCAGACTATAAATCTAATTTAAAGCGTATGTCTTCAGCCATTAATGTTTGTTTATAGTACTCCCATAATACGATAGATGCAGAATTAGAGACATTAAGTGATCTTAAAATACCCAGTTGAGGAATAGATATAATAGCGAATCCCTCAATATCACTACAATAATCTAATACTTCTTTATTGATACCATACGTTTCATTGCCAAAAATAAAAACAGGAATTTTATTAAATAATTTGAGTTCATTAAATTTATATGATGATATATCTTCTCCACCCTGTTCAATAAATATAGGTGCAAGATTATTTTTAATAAAATGCTTTCTCAATGCCACTTTATCTATTTTGGGCACACTAGACTTATCTGGCAATTCTATAACAATATCTTTAATAATTTGAATGTTTGTATATTTATTAGATCCAACACATGACCTAGAATCATATATTTTGCGCCCTACAATGTAATAATTACGTACACCATATATACATCCGAGTCTCATTATATTGCCAACATTTAAACTACCATTAAAATTAAATATCATAATATCAAAATTATTAGTAAAAGATTTTGATATTTTAATTAATTTATGTTGTGGGTAATGTTGCAATGTTTCAATAACATTAAATTTTCGTTCAGTTTCATGTAAACTTTTTTTAAATGGTGAAATATGTATATTTTTCAAAATTGTTATATTGGGATTTAAAATAAGATAAAAACAAATGAATGATATAGTCCAACATATCGTATTAATTATTTCAAACCACATATTAAGTGTATTATAATGTAAAATCCATTAATATATAAAATAATTATTTCAACTTTTATTAATCTTTAAGATATTCTAAAACATTTTCTAATATAGATTCATTTATATCTTTAGTATTTTCTAGTATATATTTTTTAATTGTAATTGTTTTAGATATCATAACTTTAATGAAATTTTCAATTTGATTTATATCTAAATGATTTAATGCACTAATATAATTTGAGTTCTCATTTAGTATGAAACAATTTTTTATATATCTATGACTAATTAATAAACCTGTGAAATTAATAATATTATTGTCTTTATATGGATCTTGATATCTATTATTCTTGATAGCTTTAGTTCTAGATTTATTAACTCTTTGGATTAATCCTTGTATAAATACATTTTGTAGACAAGATCTTGAAGTAACTAATCCTAAATCTAAAAATGTGTTTATGGAAAATACTTTTGATTTTGTAAAATTACTATGTTCACAAAATTTTGGGTTGACTAATCCAATTAATTTACTATTTAAAGCAACAATTTTTTCTTTATTAATTATTTCTTTTAGATGATCTAAAATGTCATCTGGAAGAATGCCACAATTTTCGTCAAAAACATCAAAGAAACAATTTACAGAAATCATTTTTTTCATCATAATAATTCCATATATTAGGGTAATTTTTTCAGAAAATATTTTATTACCTTCTAAATCGTTTAACCATTCTGTAAATCGATCATTATTAATACTGAAATTTAGAAATTGATCATAATCACTTTCATAATTTAATGCACTATTTAAATCAAAATCATATACTCTATCTAAAATACTAATATCATTATACAGTGATTTAAATGTTCGTCTAATTAATTCTTCAAAAATATATGATATAAGATTAGGTGAAGTATTATTTGATATGAGATATTCTATCATTACTGTATTTAAATTACAAGTTGTTCTAAAATTAACATCTTCCATAAATTTATTTAATTCTTGTTTAATTGTTTTATCATTTTTGAATAATTCATAATTTGTTCGTAAAACTGAAAATAATAAATTTATCCATTTATCTGAGCGGTAATCTCCATCACTGAAGGTTAAATTAATCATATTGATTAATACATTTTTATATATTGTTTTATGATTATAAGAGTAATCTAACGCATTTCTATTAAATATTATACCTAAATTGTTATACATATATAATTTAACAAATTTCCAATGCTCCTTATTAATATAAATCGGTAAAATGCAATTACCTTCGCCTACTCCAAACCCAGACAATACATTATAATATCCTATATTATTATCTTTATCTTTTAAGTTTGCATAAGCTTCTAACATTTGATCAAATCCAATAATTGTATGTGTAATTCCATGAATTGGAATATAATCCAAATTGTATGCAGACTTATTGATATCCTTTGGATCAACATTTAATAAAATTCCCATAATATTCCCACTTTCTAATTCATCTACCCAATCTGTACGAGTTAGTACAGATTTATATAATTCTCTTGATTTTATTTGATTGCTATAATCTTCTATTTTTTGAGAATCTAATATCTTTTTAATATCTTTATCTATTTTTAATAAATCATATAAATGTTTAATATAAAATCTGTATTTTTTCATAGTAATATTTATAGTACTTATATGTAATAATTCACTAACAAGGGAATCTGCGAATTCAATGTTATTTAATTTATTTATTATTTCACATAACACTATTTTACATGTTTTATTATAATAAAATTTATCAGATAAATGTTTAATATGATTAAATATCTCATACATATCATCTTTAGAAAGTTCTGTCTTTTGAATTTTCATATGTAAATGATCCAAAAGATTTATAGCTAGTATGAAATATTTATTATCATTAATATTCAAACACATATCAACAAAACTTAGTATTTTGTTAAAAATACTATGATCTAATTTATTTTTAATAAAAAATAAATAATTATTATAAATAGCTTCTAAATTATTATATAATACTTCTTCATTGTATGATATTTTTTTAGATATATTTGTAGATGTATCTAAAATATACGATTGTACATTTTGCACAGAACATACTTTGATATTAGTTGGTGAAATGCAAAATTTATATTTATCTTTTAAATTAATAATACATATTACATCGAGATCTTCAACCTTTTTTAATAAATCTTCTGTTTGCTTATAACAATCTAAATACGAAAAATTAAGAATAATTTCATCATAATTTTTAATTAAATTTAGATTGTCAGAAGTAATATGTTTAATTTCATTTAAAATAATTTGGCTGTTGGAACCACTGTTAACTGATAATAAAGATATACATTCCATTGTAAATTAATATATATAAATCTTTATATATATTAATTGAGAATTTCAAATTTTTTGAAGAGTAATACATCTATTTATACAAATAAATTTTGGATTAAGATTTTGGCGAACTCTTTCTAGAACATTGTCGTGAAAAAGTTATATCAACATTTTTTTCAATTTTTGGATTATTATTGTATTTCCCATCACTAGTTACAATTTTTTTAGTAAATGAACTAGTAGATGTACTTGTATTTTTAATAAAATTACAATTTCCATCTCTATTATTATTTGAAACTTGCCAATATAACATTTTAAAATTAAATATATTAATTACGAAAATATGATATTATCAATTTTTTTTAATCAGAATCATAATCCGATTCCTGTAAATTATCTGAACAATCTGAATTAGAATCATCTGTCTCCATATCTGTTTGCCTTTTAGGTTTTTTTATAGTAATTGATTTATTACTAATTATATTTGCTGTTTTATTACTACGATTATCTGTAATTAAATCACTATTTACCATAACACCAAAACTTGTCTGAGGTAAACATTCAATTTGAATTTTCCTAATATTTTTTAGAATTTGCTCTCTCTCTTTATCTTTATTATTTAATTGTAATTGAATTGTTGAAATATCTTTACATACATTGATATAATTAATCTTTAATTCATTAAATTTAATATTATAATCAGAATTATTACAATTTTCTGTTAATTCATTATTAGTTAAAACTTCTTTGGAATTATTAATCGTTGATTCTATATTCGATTTTTTAGTCGGGGAATCAATAATAATTTCATTTGAAATATCTATTATATTATCACTCAAATTTAATTTAGGCACCTTGTCTGGTTTTTTAGTCACAGTGTCTGAATCCTCTATAATAGTACTTGTTTTTTTTGCTTTACTAATTTTCTTAACTGGTTCATCATCAATATCGATGGTTTTTTTTGCTTTACTAATTTTCTTAACTGGTTCATCATCA